AATACATCAACATAGTTTGCCTTTGCGTCATAGGCCATTGTGATTGCAAGTTCAATCAACTTCATCTTGTCTTCCAGACGGTCAACAAGTTCCACATCAATGATGTTGTATTCTACAAACTTCTGCCATCCTTTTGTGTAGAAATCTTTGAATGTATCATACTCACTATGATCTAACTTCTGTTGACCAAGTTCAACTTTTGCAATGTAATCTAATCGATAAGATTCTTGTGCCTTATATGTAAACTTCTTGTAGAGATTAAGATAATCAAGTTGAGTTATACCACCAACATCATATGCAATATGCTTACGACCTGATATATAAATTTCATCTTCAGTTACAAGGCCCCAAGGTGAAAGTCTTTTCATCAACTTTTCACCAAGAACTTTTTCCAATCTACGAGATAGATATGGAATATCATAAAGTTCAATATTCCAACCTGTAATAACTTCTGGTGTATTCTCTTCTACCATCCACCAATTAATAAAGGCATTTAGAAGTTCATACTCTGAATTGAATGACTTGTAAATGACATTATCCTGTTTATTATTGAATTCGCCCTGACCCCAAGTGCGAATCTGTTTTGTATTGTAATCTTGTATGGATATAAGTAATATTTCTTCTGCAGCAGATTCTACATCAGGAAAACCATTCTCCGATTTAACCTCTATATCGAGAGTGGTTAATTTAATTTTGTTTATATCAAACTTGATTTCTGGTTCGGGATACATCTCTGAGATGTATTGATAGATGTACCTATCATTCCCATATATCTTAAAGTTTTCTATCTCCGCATACTTCTTAAAAAAGTCACGACAATCACGAACTGAACCGGGATTGATGGACTCTACATACTCACCTGTGAGTGTTTTATATTTGGTTTTTCTTTTTGAAGAGACGAATAATGTAGGTGAAAAAGTCTCTCGTGTCATGAAATGTTTTCCATTTTCATAACCACGAACTAAAAAATTATTTCCAACTAATTGAACATTAGTATAAAATCTCATCAGGCAATCAAATCAAC